TGGCGGAGACCGCCCCGTTGGTGACAACGCAATCTATCCATTCTGGAACCTAGAGCAAGGTAAAGAATCCACAGTCCGATTCCTTCCGGATGGCGACTCAAACAACACATTCTTCTGGGCAGAGCGTTTGATGATCAAACTGCCATTCGCAGGCATCAAAGGCGAAACAGACAACAAACAAGTTCAAGTACAAGTTCCATGTATGGAAATGTACGGCGAGGCTTGCCCAATCCTATCAGAAGTTCGCGGTTGGTTCAAAGACAAGAGTCTAGAAGAGCAAGGTCGTAAGTACTGGAAAAAGCGTAGTTACATTTTCCAAGGCTTTGTTGTAGAAGACGGCTTGAAAGAAGAAAGTCATCCAGAAAATCCAATCCGTCGATTCATCATCGGCCCACAAATTTTCCAATTGATCAAGTCAGCATTGGTTGATCCAGAGTTGGAAGAATTGCCAACAGACTTGGCACGTGGCGTTGACTTTAAGTTGGTCAAAACAAGCAAAGGTGGCTATGCTGACTATTCTACAAGTAAGTGGAGTCGTCGTGAGCGTCCATTAACAGACGCAGAACAAAACGGTATCAAGGCACATGGATTGTTCAACCTACAAGACTTCTTGCCTAAGAAGCCTACAGATGTAGAAATTCGAGTTATCAAAGAAATGTTTGAAGCCAGTGTCAACGGTGAGCCGTTTGACAAAGAAGCATGGGGACAGTATTTCCGTCCAGCAGGTATGGGACAAGTAACTGGTGATCCTAACAAAGCAACATCTGCTCCAGCAGATAGTTATGTTGATCCAGATGAAGTTCCAGCCAAGCCAGCGGTAACACGCCCTACGGCTCCAGCACAAACTGCTCCAGCAAATGGTAGCGGTCGTGCAGAAGACATTCTTGCGATGATTCGCAATCGTCAAAAATCTTAATCGATTAGAGAAAGTATAGAGGTTCTGCCTCTATACTTCTTGCCACCACACGGAGAATAATTATGGCTAAAAAATTAAACAAACTATCAAAGGTAAATGAATCATTTACTGTTAATCGTTACGACAATGGCTTTATGATTGAAGTCGGCGGACGTGACGGCGAAAATGACTGGAAGAACTGCAAGATTATGTGCAGTACAGAAGCCGAATTGATTGAAGTAATCAAGGAAGCACTATCAATGGAATTGGACTCTTAATATGGCAACTAAAGCGTTCGACTTATCAAAATTTCGTAAGACTCTGACAAAAAGTATTGATGGACTTGGTGTCGGTTTTAATGATCCAACAGACTGGATCAGCACAGGCAACTATGCCTTGAACTATCTAATCAGCAGTGACTTTAACAAAGGTGTTCCACTGGGTAAAGTTACTGTACTAGCAGGTGAATCTGGCGCAGGTAAAAGTTATATCTGTTCAGGTAACCTAATCAAAGCCGCACAACAGCAAGGTATCTATGTGGTGTTGATTGACAGTGAAAATGCGCTGGACGAAGCATGGTTACACGCATTGGGTGTCGATACCAGCGAAGATAAGTTGTTGAAACTTAACATGGCTATGATTGACGACGTGGCTAAAACTATCAGTGAGTTCATGAAAGAATACAAAGTAATGGACGAAGCAACTCGTCCTAAAGTATTGTTTGTGATTGACAGTTTGGGTATGTTGTTAACTCCTACAGACGTTAATCAGTTCGAAGCAGGCGAAATGAAAGGTGACATGGGTCGTAAGCCTAAGGCACTTACTAGTTTGGTTCGTAACTGCGTTAATATGTTCGGTAGTTACAATGTTGGATTGGTTTGTACTAACCATACCTACGCAAGCCAGGACATGTTTGATCCAGATGACAAGATTTCAGGTGGTCAAGGTTTCATTTACGCAAGCAGTATTGTTATCGCTATGCGTAAGTTGAAATTGAAGACTGATGCTGACGGTAATAAGACTACCACAGTAAATGGTATTCGTGCCGCATGTAAGATTATGAAAACTCGTTATGCAAAGCCCTTTGAAAGTGTACAGGTCGAGATTCCTTATGAAACTGGTATGAGTCCATACAGCGGTATGGTAGACTTGTGCGAAGCCAAAGGTATTTTGACAAAAGATGGCAATAGACTTAAATACACGTCAATAGATGGTACAGAAATTAAAATGTATCGTAAAGAGTGGGACCGTAATGAAGAGGGTGGTCTGGACAAGATCATGCTTGAGTTCAATCAAACTATTGCCGCTAAAGTAGCAACTCCATCTATTGATCAAGACACTGGAGAAATTTTAGAAAATGTTGACTGAAGATAATATTATTGATATCTGGACTGGCTTAAAAGAGTTTTTTGATAAAAAAGCCCTTGAAACTGTTGCAGGCAAGTATGTTGATATACTTGCTGATAATGGTGTACAAGAGCATGTGTTTAAGGCAGCAATGGGCGGTGACGAAGATCTTGATGCCGCTATTGAATACTACTTAGACGACAGCGATGGCGACGAAGACGAAGATCTTGATTACAGTTCAGAAAACTATGACTATGATGAGGACTAATGGGCTGGTATAATGAAGTCAGTAAGGACATAGGAAAAATTCCTGACGCTGTTCTCTTTTTTGAAAACGAATTAGAGGATGCACGTCAGGAAGTCCGTCTTTTTGGCAATTTAGAAAAAGCAGCCGCAAGTATGCCGGGTACTGTTGAACACAGATTCGGCCAACTTCAAGAAATTGAAGCCATACTTGAATACCTCAATATTGAGTTACGTAGACTTAAAAGCAGTTTCTTTAGAAAGTATTTAGAAGGTTATGCTCGTGCATTGAGTAGCAGAGATTGCGAAAAATATGTCGACGGTGAAAGCGATGTTGTTGATATGGAAAAGATTATCAACGAGTTTGCGTTACTTCGTAACAAGTGGTTGGGAATTACTAAAGGCTTAGATCAAAAGCAATGGCAAATTACCAACATTACTAAACTACGTGTTGCCGGTATGGAAGACGCTAGAATTTAAGGACGCATACCTGGAAAGACTGTACGTTTGAATTTTTGATTATCTGCATCAATCGTTTCAAATAATTTTAAATCGAGCCCTAGTTGTTTCGTAAGAGCATCTAGGGCTTTTGTGTCTTTGGGTAAACACATGCCACCGTAACCTCGTAGTTTATCATTGACATCTAGATAGTCTGGGCTTGCAGTTCCTCTAATTAGATATGTATCCTTGATTTTTTCATAGTCGGCTCCAAGATGTTGACAAATTTCATAGATTGCATTTGCAAATACAATTCTTGTTGCATTGAATACATTAGAATAATACTTTAACACTTCGGCTTCTGTAGGAGTCATCATAACTGTATTTTTAGGAAAATAACCGTGGCTATTAACCACAACACGATATATTTCTTCGTCGTGACACCCAACTGCTAGTAAATTATGATTAACAACAAAATCTTCTACTGCACTACGCTCACGTAAAAATTCTGGAACAAAACATAACCTTAAATTAGTTTCACCAATTAACTGTTCTGTCGTTCCAGGTACACTAGTCGATTTAAGTGCAACAACGCCAGCATAGGCAAGTCTTTCTAGATCACGAATAGTTTGCTTTACAACACTTAAATCGCAACTGCCATCATCGGCTTCTGGTGTAGGCACACATACATAAACAATTTCAGTATCTATTACATTTTCAATATTAGTATTGTATTTTGGATCGTGTACAGATACTTCATGGTCTAATAGTTCGAAACCTTTACGGCAAGCACTACCAACAGCACCCACACCTATTATGCCTACTTTCATAAACTCTCCAATGTTAATCTGATACCTTCTTCTAGTGATACTTTGGGTTGAAAATTTGTCAATGACTTTAGTTTTGTTACGTCACCTTCTCTGCGACTAACACTGCCTTGCGGAGCATCTTCCAATACTAAATTACCAGTTATATTGCTTTGCTGACAAATTATTTCTGCTATTTCTTTAATAGAACGTTCGTCGGCGACACCGACATTCACGATTTGATTCTTGCAATTATCATTAAACAAAATATCAACTGTGGCATCTACTGCGTCACTGACGTACATAAAACTTCTAGTGTTGCTCCAACCTTTTAATGACAAGTCACCTTGTTTTGCTCTAGCAAAAAATTCTGGAATAAAATGATCTACCTGACCTGGCCCGTAGACGTTGTGATATCTAATTATTGAATAATCTTGCTTAAATTGATGATGGGCGGCAATTACCTGTACTTCGTTGGCTATCTTACTACCACCATAACTCCATCGAGGATTTGTAACATCGTTGATTACCAACGGCACTGTTTCGTCAGTAGGTACAGCCCAGTTGAACGTGTCTACTGCACCTGCATAACTTTCGCAAGTTCCTGTAAAGATAAAACGTTCGACCTTACCCGCATATCTTTCTAACAAATACTGTGTGGGTAGCAAGTTGTCACGAACAACATCAAATGGTCGTTGATAAAAATGCTTAGTGCCATTAAATGCTGCCAAATGAACCACCATGTCAACATCGGGTAACAATGTTGTATCTTCGTAATTAGACAAATCAAACCCTAATTTACGGTCAGCCTCGATCACGTGATGTCCTAATTCATTTAAAACTTTGCAAAGATGCTGGCCGATAAAGCCTCTACTACCTGTGACTAAAATTGTTTTCATAACGTTATTTATCGGCTAAATATGAGCAGATAATGGAAAACACATGAAATCTATCAAAGTTATTACCTCGCAACATAAGCCATACTATGATTCTATAGGAAAACACTGCATAACATCATTCTTAGAATTTTGGCCAAAAGAGATAAAGTTAGAACTTTATGCAGAAGAATTTGACCCTAACATCACAGACGAAAGGCTTGTTGTTAATAGAATGAATAGTGTCCTTAATACTTGGCAACAGTACATCAATTTAAGAGAAGTAACTAAAAAGACTAAGATGGCAAAATTTTGGCTCAAAAGTTTTGTTAAAATCCACGCTATGGAAAATACTTCAGAAGATATTTTGATCTGGTTAGATAGCGATGTAATAACTCATAAAAATATTAGTGTAGATTATCTCGAAAGTTTACTGCCAGAAGATCATCTACTATGCGATATTCCTTCTTTAGGAAAATTAAAAAATAAAGAAAGCGAAACTGGATTTTGTATGATCAATACAAAACACAAAGATTTTTCTTTGTTTTTATCAAACTATAAAAAATTCTACGAAACAAAGGAAGGTACTAGTGCGTTACCTAGAGATATAGATTCATCTGTCTGGTGGGCCGCTAGACAGCAAGTAGTATCTACAGGAACTAAAGTAAATGGGTTAAGTTAACAAT